CGGCTGGTACTGCGTCGGGCAAGCGATCCATGCCTATGGCGTAACGCCGTTCGAGGCCTGGCTCGATTGGCTGACCGAATACGAGCAGCGCTGGTATATCCGCATGAGCGGCGGGAGGTGCCTCTGATTCCTTAGAACAACGTCGGGGGCAGCTTGGGTGCAGCGCTGGCAATCGTCGATCGTCCGTCCACTGCAATGACGGATGACCGGCTGGAATGGCACATGTGGAATTGGGAGCAGTGGCAATACCAGCAAAGGGGGTCATACGGACGGGGTTATCCATCGCGGGGCTTGTCGGGCATGGGCTGCTCGGGCTCGAGCGACCTGGACGCCATGACGGCGACGGCCGATCGGCGCTGCGCTGAGGCGGTTGAAGCCGTGCTCAATGAGCTCGCGCCGGCGCTGCGCTGCGCGGTGCATGCGCTGCACCTGGCGGCGGTGTTCCGGTTCCGCGGCGGGCCCGAGACGATTGCGGACTTGTACGACCGCGCGACCGATGCGGTGCGCCGGGGCCTGATGGTGCGGGGGATACCGTGAGCGAGGGCTTGCACTCTCTCGCGATGCCCTTCATACTCAAATTTCCGGGGCCCTCGCTCGCCCCTAAGAAGCCGCACACCGAAAGGTCTGCGGCTTTTTTCGTTTCTGGAGCCGCGATGCTTCCGACCCTTGCCAACCTCATCGACCTGCTGCGGCAGGACGCGGAACGGGTGCGCGCCGAGTGTGCGACGCGGCCGACTGGCAATTGGCATCAGACCAAGGGCCGCCCGGACAACGGCGTACCCGACAGCATGAACGTGCCCCATCCCCTAGGAGCCCCCGCGTGGACGTTGTGAACATTCAGCCGGTCGAGAATGGCTACGTCGTGAGCTATCACGGCGAGCACACGCGCAAAGTCTATTACCCGACCCTCGACAGCGTCCTGCTGGCGATCCGGGCGACCTTTGCCGGCCCGGTACGCTTCGAGCGCCCGATCGGCGTGGCGGCCTGATGGCTACGCTGGCTGACATCGCGTCGGGCCCGCTGGACGATCGCGGCGCATACCTGGCGTACCGTGAGGCGTGCGACGAGGCGGGCAAGACTCCGCTCCCCTATCCCGCGTGGGTCGCGGCCGGGAAGCCCCGCGCATGACCCTACTCGCCTACGTGGCCGGCATCGTGCTGTGCCTGACTGCTGTGGCGCTCGCCGTGGCGCAAGGTGACGGCGGTGGCGCGCTCGGCTTCCTGGCTGCGGTCGGCATGGGCCTGTGCGGTCTGCCGGACGTGTGGCAGGCATCGGTCGAGCGGGCGCACGAGGAACTAGGCAATGACTGACGAAACCGGGCAGCAGACTCAAATCGTCCTCTCGCCCGAGGAATTGCAGGCATTGGTCGCTGCGCAGGTGGCTGCGCACATAGCCTCGCTGCAGCCGCCGGCACCCGAGCCCGTGCCGCCCCCGCCGCCGGTCATCGCTCCGCTGGATGGCGTGGCCTGGCCGTGGCTCGTGTACTACGTCAAGCATGCCGGCGCGGTCGACCTGGCCGTCGTCGACTGGTTGCGCGTGCAGCTGGGCGACCAGTTCGACGCCTACGTGGAAGCGTACGGGCCGGGCGGCGTTCATCATCATGGCGGTACGACGTGGGATCGGGTGCCGTGAGCGACATGCCCGCCGGCACGCGCTTCGCCCGCAAGCTGCAGGCGCTGGCCCGTGCTGACGCCAAGCGGCTCGGATTCAAGGGCAAAGACGCCCGCAAGGCCCGCGACGAGCTCGTGCGGGCCGGCGTGGCTGAGATTACGCGGCAGCTGGCGCGATGAGACATCCGCTGACGAATCAGGCGTACCGCGAGTACCGCGATGCCAATCCGGGCCTGTCGGCTGACGACCTCATGCGTGCGTTCCTGGCGCAATACGGCGAAACGGCCGAGCGGGTCGACAACGGGCCCAACCTGATACCGCACTGGACGCGCATCGAGGCCTTGCTTTCTGTCCAGTCAAAAGGTTAGACAAGAATCATGGCGGCGGCGCAGGGCAATCAATACGCGGCGAAGGCGAAGCAGTGGCAGATGGCGATCGAGCGTGCGCTCGAGAAGCGTGGCGCCTCTGACCGGCGTGCCGCGCTGGACGAGCTCGCCGCTGTCCTGCTCGACAAAGCGGCCGAGGGCGACATGACGGCGCTCAAGGAGCTCGGCGACCGGCTGGACGGCAAGCCGGCACAGACGATCGGGTCAGACCCCGATCAACCGCTGCGCGCTGCGCTGTCGCTCGAGGTGGTGGGCGTCAAGGCCAAGCCGGCCGAGTAATGACGCTCGCCGAGATTGCCGCTGCGCTGAAGGAAAAGAGCGGGGCGACCCTTGCGTCGATCGTGGGGGCGTTCAATCAGGCGGGCCGCGAGGCCTCGCCGTACGCTGTCGAGGACCCGCGCAGCTGGGGCGATATCGGCGAGAAGGCGCTGAACGTGGCGATGAGTGTCGGGCCGCAAGCGATCGCGTATCACGGGTCGCCGCACCTGTTCGACAAGTTCGACCTGTCCAAGATTGGGACGGGCGAGGGTGCGCAAGCCTACGGGCATGGGCTGTACTTCGCGGACAACCCGCAGGTGGCGAAAGCCTACGCGGGCATGTCCACCGGACATCTGCCGAAGGCGTCGGACACGGCGCACGTTGCGGCCGCGCAAGACGCCATCGCACACGGCGTTAATCCGCACACGGTCCTGCGGTCGGCTTATCCGTCGGCCACTGCTCAGGAGATAGAAGCGGCAGTGGCCGAGGCCAAGGGCGGATACAAGCCCAACCTCTACAAAGTAGACATACCCGATGAAGCAGTCGCCAACATGCTGCATTGGGATAAGCCGCTGAGTGAGCAGCCGGGCAAGTTGCAGGTGTCGGTGGTCAAGAACCCCGAGCCGCACGGCAGCGAGCAGTGGCTGCTTCAGGTGGGTGACCAGAGCCTCAACGCATTCCCGACGCGCAAGGCTGCGCAGGAAGCCGTGGCGTCCATGACGGGTGCCGATTTGTGGCGCTGGCTGGAGCCCAAGGGCGCGAATGCGGCCCGACAGTTTCTGCTGGATCGTGGCATCCCCGGCATCCGCTACCTAGACCAAGGGTCACGCGGGGCAGGAAGCGGCACCTACAACACAGTGCTGTTCGATGACTCGCTCGCGAAGATCATCGGGCGCGAGTGATCCGCCAGCGGGTCGAGCTCCCTGAAAAGCTGCTGTTCCTGCTCGAGCCCGGGCCGCGCTATAAGGGCGCCCGCGGCGGTCGGGGCGCCGCTAAGTCGTGGTCATTCGCCCGTGCGCTGCTGCTGCTCGGTGCGACGCGCCCCCTGCACATCGGTTGCGGTCGCGAAATTATGGAGTCGATTGCTGACTCTGTGCATCGGCTGCTGTGCGATCAAATCGGCGAGCTCGGGCTGACGGGGTTCTACGACCCCAAGGAAAAGTACATCCGGGCTGCGAACGGAACGGAGTTTTCGTTTCACGGGCTGAGGCAGCAGGACGCGCACAAAATCAAGTCGCTGGAAGGCTGCGACATCTTCTGGGTCGAGGAAGCGCAGGCCGTTAGTGAGCGGTCTTGGCGCATGTTGACGCCGACCATTCGCAAGCCGGGCAGCGAGATTTGGGTGTCATTCAACCCCGAGCTCGACACCGACCCGACGTACGTTCGCATGGTGGTCAAGCCCCCAGCGGATTCGCGGATTGTCGAGGTGAACTACTACGACAATCCGTGGTTCACGGCCGAGCTCGAGCAGGAGCGCCTGGACAGCCTCGCGCGCGACTCGGTCGATGTCTACGAAAACATCTGGCTTGGCAAGTGCAAGACGGTCGTGGACGGCGCGATCTACAAGTCCGAGATTGAGGCGCTGTACCGCGAGCCGCGGCGCATCCGCCCGGTGCCGCACGACCCGGCGCTGCCGGTGCACACGGTGTGGGACCTGGGCTGGAACGACAGCATGAGCATCGTGCTGGTGCAGCGCACGGCCGCCGAGGTTCGCATCATCGGCTACATCGAGGACAGTCATCGCACGCTTGCGTCGTACCTCTCCGACCCGGGGAAAGCATCGCTGGCGCGGGACTGGCCGGGCGTCATGTGGGGTACTGATTGGCTCCCGCACGACGGCGCGTCGCGCGACATCAAGACGGGCAAGAGCAGCGAGGAAGTGCTGCGTGCGCTCGGGCGCCGCGTACGCATCATCCCGCGGGGCAATCTCGAAGAGGGTATCAAAGCGGCCCGGATGATGTTCCCGCGCTGCTACTTCGACGAGGACCGAGCCGGCGCCCTGGTGGGCCGGCTCAAGCGTTACCGCCGGGCGATCCCGACCAAAACGGGCGAGCCGGCGATGCCAGTGCACGACGAAAACTCGCACGGCGCCGATGCGTTCCGCGGGCTCGCGTGCGTTGTCGACCAAATGACCAACAGCGACGAAAGGCTGATTCTCGATATGTCCACGCAATCGACCCATTTCTCAGAGCACGGCTGGATGGGCGTGTAGTGGCCTACGACAACCCCGCCTCCGCGAAGAAGCTCAAGAAGCGGGAGGCGGCCGATATCGTCGCCGAGGCGTGTGAGCGGTTCGAGTACGTCAACAGTGTCGACCGGGAAAACAAGGACGCGGCGGCCGAGGATCTGAAATTCGTCTACGTCGCCGGCTCGCAGTGGCCGCAGAAGATCCGCGACGAGCGCCGGCTGGCCGACGAGCCCTGCCTCGAGTTCCCGCAGCTGAAGCAGTTCGTCAATCAGGTCGTCAACGATCAACGGCAGAATCGCCCCGGCGTGCGCGTGCACCCGGCGAGTGGCGAGGCGAGCGAAGAAGCGGCCGAGCTCATCCAGGGCGTGATCCGTGGCATTGAGTACGAGAGC